TACCATCCAGCAACTGCAAGACATGCTTGTTCTGGCAAAAAGGGCGTCTGATGAAGATTCATCTGATGCAGGTCGCAGACTAAGAAAGCGACAAGATGACCTGGTTACTCTCAATAAAGCTGAAAGGATGATCAATGATATTAGTCAGATAGCTCTCGGTTTGGTTGGGGGAGGCGCAAAAGAGGTTACACATGAACCACGAACAATTTATTGAGAAGAACGTACAGGCCGAGTTAACCAAGCTCGGCTTTTCTTCATCTATAGCAGGTATGGCAAGTGATAAGGCAGTCGATCACTATCGTCGCAGTTCGTCAGCGAGCAGAAAGGGCAAGATGTACGATGATTGTTTGCACATTGCTAAGGCGTGGGCGAGTAAATACAGCTCTGGTAAGCCGTCCCCAAAGTGAGGACCTCGGAAAAATCAATGAGATATCTATCAGAAACAGGAAAAATACAATGTTCAGATATAATTTAAAGCAAGCTGTCAAAATCAACATCAGCGGTGAAGTGGGTGAGATTAAAGGCCGGGCTGAATATATAAACAACCTCAATGACTATTTAGTCATCTATAGGGCATCTGACGGTCGAGCGGCTGAGGCATGGTTTGATGAAAGTGAGATTTCATCGGCAGACGAAGAGTAACTCATTCAGAGCATTCTGCTAATAGAGTGCTCGATAGTAGGGATTTCTTTATGGGCACCCGGCGGGTGGATACTGACTTTTTAGCAGGAAATTCTAATTCCAACTGTTTCCGGGTTGGAAAGGGTTCAGTGAGGTTAACAATGAAATTTGAAGATTTAACAATCGAATCACAAGTCGCAGCCCGTGAAGCTCTGATAAATGCACTAAATATAGAAATGGAATCTCGACGCTATATCGATAACGATAGGGCGAAATATATCGCCCGGAATATTAGAGATAGCTTTATTGCTCTTGAGACAGAGAACCCAAGGCGAGGCTATGGGGACGATGAAGTTGAAGCCGAGGATTAACCTTCATCCAAACCAGACCATCTTCTGGTTCCGCTTGATTTAGTGACAAGAATAGCTGGATTAGATTTTACTTTCTTTGCTGTATCACGAGCCAGATCCTTAATTTCATCTGTGGATTTATCACTGGTGATTGAATATTCCGCATCTGGCAAATGATAGATCTTGCCACTTGTGGTGGTAATAGTGCGCTCAAACCCAGCATTTTCCATTTTTTCATGTAATTTCTCATAATCCTTAGAGTTTGCATCATGTAATTCAACTCTAACGGTGAAATTTGCCATTTTTCTTATTCCTGATTTGACTGTGGAATGACCAACATATCAATTTTTCTTGACTGTGGAAAGCAGGAAACCCGCGCCGCCTGAGTGGGTTATCAAAGCAGGCATGTAATCAGATAACAGGTCGCTCACGCGGCCTTTTTATTTAAGGGAAAGAGACAAGCAGAGAGGTAAATATGCCTGAGCACCAGATTTCTCCCCATCTTGCGCCATCACTACGGCGTCATATCGCGGAATTGGCAGAAAAAAAAGCCAAGATGCTGGTTAGTATTATCAAATTAAAGCGATATCACGGACTGAGTAATGAAGAATTGGAGCATGTCATGAAAATGGCATGTGAGTTATCGAAGTAAGGAAATTAAAGAATGGCACAAAAGAAAGTCACGCTCACAGATGAGCAGAAGATTCTTTTCGATGCCCTAACTCCATTACAGCAAAAATTTGTCACTCACATTCTTAAGGGTAAGAACTTAACAGATGCTTACAGGCTGTCAGGGGGGAAGGCTAAAGGAGAATCAGCTTACACCCAAGCAAGTAGAATGATGAGTTTTGATAAGGTCAAAGCCTTTCTCGACGCAATGAACCAAGAAGCCGTTTCTGATGCCGTTATGAGCCGTCAGGAAGCCTTAGAGCGATTGTCTTCGATGGGCCGTGTCTCTATCTACGATATCGCTGAATTTCGCAACTGTCAGATAGGGGAAGACGACGAGGGCAAGCCAGTCTTTCAAGCGTCATGGCAATTCAAAGACTCAGCATTACAAGACCCGATGTATCTCAGTGCCATCTCAGAACTGACTGCGGGCAAAGACGGCATCAAGTTAAAGCTGCATGATCCGAAAGCCGCTATCAAGCAACTGTCTGAACTGATGGGCTGGGAAGCGCCGAAGAAGACGGAGGTTACTGGCGCGGATGGTGGGCCGATACAAATTGACTTAACGGATGAGCAACTTGAAGAGAGACTAAAGGAGTTCGGATATGGCCGTCGCTCAAGTCAGCTCAATGAGAAACTTACAGACTCTTGATGCATACAGACGTAGGGCTATAGAACAAGCAAGAACATCTCTGATGGATTTCACGCTCTATACCAATTCGCGCTATGAAACCGGTTGGTTCAATGAGTTGTTATGTTTAGAACTCGATCAGTTCCTGAGGGATGTTGAGAACGGCAAGATGCCGAGGCTGATGATATTTGCACCTCCTCGGTCTGGAAAAAGTGAATTGGCATCCAGAAGATTGCCAGCTTACGCGCTAGGTAAGCATCCAAATTGGCACATTATTTCGTGTTCGTATTCGTCAGATCTGGCTAATCGCATGTCACGCGACACGCAGCGCATTATTGATACAGAAAAATACCATGATGTGTTTCCCAATACTCGACTTAATGGAACGAACATCAGGACGCTTGCTGGTGGTGCCATTCGTACAGCCGAGTTGTGGGAAGTACTGGACGCTAAAGGTCAATTGCATGGCGGTTCTTATCGCGCTGCGGGTGTAAACGGTGGTATCACCGGGCAAGGGATGAATATCGGTATCATTGATGATCCTGCAAAGGACTACAAAACGGCCTCGTCACCGGTTTATCAAGAATCGGTAATGGACTGGTATGACACGACCTTTTTTACTCGTGCTGACCCGAAATTAAACGGCATCGTGATTATCCTCACGCGCTGGCATCAGAATGACTTGGCGGGGCAACTTCTTAAACTGGCTGAAGAAGGCGGCGAGTCGTGGCGCGTGGTCAGCTTTCCGATGGAAGCCGAAAAAGAAGAGATCCACGAGCTGAACGGCAAAACGTACAATTTGAGAAAGCCGGGTGAAATCCTGTTCCCTGAACGCATGCCACAGGATTTCGTCGATAAATGCAAACAACGGGGTTCACTTGTCTGGAATGCCTTATATCAGCAACGCCCTACAGCAAAAGGCGGTGGCTTAATCAAATCCGAGTGGTTTAAAGAGTACGCAGTCTTACCCCCGATACGTTGGAGTACGGTCTATGGCGATACAGCTCAAAAAATCAAAGAAGCCAATGACTTCTCTGTTTTTGAACTATGGGGCTTGGGTGAAGATGGCAAGATGTACCTGATTGATCTCATCCGTGGCAAGTGGGAATCGAAAGAGCTTAAACGTCGTGCAGTCGCTTTTTGGGCGAAATGTAAGGCGAGAAAAGATTGCGGTTCTTTGATTTCGATGAAGATTGAAGATAAAGCTTCTGGCACTGGACTGATCCAGGAAATCCAAACAGAGGCTCTATGCCCCGTAATCCCCATCCAGCGGGATAAAGACAAGTTTACACGATTGATGGATGTCCAAGGTTATATCGAGTCTGGATACATCTATCTCCCGGCAGAAGCGGAATGGATAAATGATTTTCTCACTGAAATGGAATCTATCACTCCCGATTTCAACACGCACGATGACCAGTTAGATCCGATGATGGATGCCATTTCTGATATGAAGTCCGGTGATTTAGGCGTATGGGAAGTTTTGGGACGATAACACTAGAAAATAACGGTTTCACACCAAAATCATCCTGAAATGGTTTTGGTGTTTTTGTTAACAACTCAGTAACAAATAAAAGCGCCTGATTTAGCAAAGAAGATTGAGGGTTTTATCCATCTTGGCAACAAATTTAAGTGAACCTCAAGCCCTCAGTTCACTTAAGAGTCATTATGTTAAAAAGTGCCAAATTTTAACAAATTTCAGTGAGGGAGCAATGACCCGTAAAAATCGCCGTGACGGCGCGAAAAAGCCCGTTAGGACTGCTGACGGGTACAACAACTTTACCGCAAAACTCGGTGGGTATACATCGAACATTCAGACTGGCGGTACCTACATACCCGGTTACATATCCCGCAACAGAGTTCAGATTGAGTTTGGTTATCGCAGCTCTTTCTTAATTGGTGCCGGTGTCGATGCGATGGCTGACGATATGACGCGTAAGGGAATTACTATCAGCTCACGGATGAAGCCAGACGCAAAAGGTCAGCTCGAAACGCTCTGGGAAGATATCGGACTGTGGGATGAATTAAACAACACTTTGACGTGGTCTCGACTCTACGGCGGTGCGCTGTTAGTTCTGCTGATTGATGGGCAGGATATGTCAACGCCTCTCAACCTTGAGACGATTGGTGAGGGGCAGTTCAAGGGCACGCTATGTCTTGACCGGTGGATGGTCAAACCAACAGACAGTGACTTAGTAAAAGAGTACGGCCCGCACTTCGGGAAACCCAAGTTCTATAACGTGGTGATCAATCAACAGGGAATTCCGCCCTGGAAGATTCACCACTCACGAGTGATACGAATGGAAGGCGATACGCTGCCATTTCAGCAAGCTCAAACAGAAAACGGCTGGGGGATGTCAGTGGTAGAGCGCATTTTCGAGCGCGTTCAGGCGTTCGATACGGCAACGGTAGGTACGACTCAACTCATTCACAAAGCGCATTTGCGGACGTATAGCATTGATGGTTTAAGGAAAATATTGGCTACAGGCGAAGGAAGTCCCGTATATGCTGCACTGATGAAGCATATGGATATGATCCGCGAATTCCAGACCATCGAAGGCATGACGTTAATGGACGCACTGGACACTTTCCAGACGCATAGCTATTCGTTCGCCGGTATTGCAGATGTCATCCTGCGTTTTGCTGAACAAGTCTCTGGAGCAACGGGAATACCCCTTGTGCGTTTGTTTGGTCAGTCTCCATCGGGTTTCAGTACGGGTGATGGTGACTTGGAGAACTACTATAGCCGGGTTAACACGCTTCAAGAAAGACGTCTCCGCCGTCCGTTGAGATGGCTGCTTGATATCTCACATCGGTCGCTATTTGGTTCGCCATTGCCTACCGATTTTACGTTTGAGTTTAATAAATTATGGGAAATGTCGGACACAGACAGAGCAACGATGGCGAACAATGTAGCGTCTGCAATTGGCACATTAGTAGATCGGCAAATTCTGCCAGTGCATGCAGCAATGACGGACTTACGCAACATGGCGGATGTGATCGGCATTGGGGGTTCAATCACAGATGAAGACATTGAAAGCGCAAAAGCAATCTGGGAGGAGTCTGAATCTGAAACCGGCCCTCCGCCGACGTTCGGAAATCCAGTATCGCAAAAGCCTACAGGCGATAGTCAGCCAAATAAATCAAATCATCACTGGCTCTTACGATGGTTCTCAGGCTAGCGCTGATGCCATCTCTGGTCATCTTATCGATTACTCGTATGTTATTGATGATTGGATTGCATCCGTTGCACATAAAATGTTCCTTCAAGTGGAGGGTGAAGAATGGCGCCAGTGGCGTTCCGTGTCGCAAGAGATTTCGGCAGGCTTACGGGATGTGGTTGGAAACACCCCGGTTGGACAAGTAGCTCAAGATATTGTTTATCGACAAATCCAACTGATGAAGTCACTACCGCTTGAAGCTGCTGAACGTGTACGGGAAATTCAAGACCGCGCGATTCAGGCCGTTATCAACGGTGAGCGACCGGACGAACTCTATCAGATGATTATTGAATCCGGGAATGTGGCCGCGAGTCGGGCAAGGATGATAGCACGGACTGAAATTGGCCGCGCGACAATGGCCCTTACACAGGCTCGCGCGTTATCAGTCGGCTCAGAAGGTTATTGGTGGCGTATTGAAGGCGCAGGCACGCGACCCTCACACAGGAAGATGAAAGATAAATTTGTGCGCTGGGAAGATCCGCCCACACTTGATGGGATGACAGGGCACGCAGGATGTCTACCTAATTGTAAATGTTGGCCGGAAGTTCATATACCCCCACCGAGAGAATAACAGGTCGCAAATAGCGGCTTTTTTAATACCTGAAAGCAGGTAACCCATGAAATATTTTTTTACGACGAAGCTTGGTGAAACACGCTATCTACAAGCCGATGGCTCGTTGTTGTGTAAAGACGTACCAATAGCCCGCACGGGTACGCAAACCTATTTGCCTGAAGAAGTTGACTTACAGCCCGATGCTAGTGGGCTTGTCACAGTATACCGGACTGAGGATGAGGTTTTTTCACCGGAAACAATGGCAAGTTTTGAAGGGGTGGCCGTTACGCTCGATCACCCGGAAGATGAAGAAGGCAACATTGTTTTTGTCAATCCGTCCAACTTCTCAGAACTGGCTCACGGGCACATCCAAAACGTCCGGCGCGGCACTGGCGATAAGTCGGATTTGCTGGTGGCTGACATGCTCATCAAGCGCAAAGAGGCTATTGATGCAGTGAATGCTGGAATGACCGATGTCAGTTGCGGCTACGATACGCAATACAAGCAGATAGCGCCCGGTAAGGGCAAGCAATACCAAATCACAGGAAACCACCTTGCCATTGTTAAAAAGGGTCGGGCGGGTTCCCGTTGCGCAATCGGGGATTCAGCCCCAAATTTCAAGTTCAAGAAGGAGAAGCCGGTTATGTCATGGCTTAAAAAGTTGGCGACAGCCGTTAAAACAAGAGACGATGACACGTTAGCGAAACTCATCGATGAAGCACCGGACCTTCCATCGGAGGGGATGGCCGCTATTCCGGGCGCGACAATCAACATCAATGTACCTTCTCAGGCAACCGCATTACCGCCCGCGGAGCGCACCACGGTTGATGACAAGCCCGACAACCCTGAAAAAAAGACAGAGGATAACGACGTGCCAGAATGGGCTCAAAAATTCATGGACTCAATATCAACGCGTTTAGATACGTTAGAGGGAAAAACGGCGGACAGTAACCCTGATGACGAAGAGGAAGACGCGAAAGTGACGGGTGATGCTGCCTACCGTCGCAATATCATTGCTGACGCGGAAATCATTTGTCCGGGATTCAAACCCACAGGGGATAAGTCCCTCAAGCGTCAAGTTCTTAATCATGCTGTACGTACTGGCGATAGCTCTTATCTGAAATCGTTCGGCATTTCGGATTATTCCAAGGCACCGAAAGCCACGGTCGATGCTGTTTTCAACGGGGCAGTCGCGGTTAATAAAGCAAAAAACCATATCCAACCCATTCCAACACGTACAGGCGATCATGCTCAGGCTGTCGCTCGCACTCCGGCAGAACTGAACAAAGTTTACGCCGATTTCTGGAAACGCAACAAATAAGGTAATCACACATGGCAGGAACATCCTATTTAACCCGTATGCCGCTTGGCTTTAACGGGACGGTCACTCGTTTGCGCGATTTGACCACAGAACCCGTCATTCTTGACCAAACCAAGGTATTCGGACAATACGGGCTGGCGGGTAAATACCACGGCGATAAGTTTGTACCGCTAGGCGATGGCGATTCCGCTGATCTCATTGTGGGCATTCTGGTTCGCCCTTATCCCATTCAAGCCCAATCCGACATGGCGCACCTTGGAATAAAAGCGGGCACGACTGGCGACATCCTAAAACGTGGCTATATCGCAGTCGCTGTAAAAGGCGCAGAAAGCGCAAAGAAAGGCGGAAAAGTCTACGTTCGCGTGAAGGGCGCAACGGCAGACAGTCCATTGGGATCGTTTCTTATTACGCCTGATAAGACCGCTGAAAATACACCGGAATTACCGGCAGCTAAAGTGATGGGGCCGGGTGATGCATCAGGCCATATCGAAATCGCATACAACATTTAAGGAACACTATGTTTACTATTGATAAAGCGACAAGAGACTCTACCGGTGTGTTTCTTGCCGGGGAATTAGAGCGCATTGACCAGACGCTTAATTTGCCTCTGGTCTCTTTCAAATGGAACCGCGACATGTCGCTCCGTTCCGATGTGTCTATCGCGGATGAGGTTTCCTCTTTCACTAACACTGACTTGGCAGCAATGGGCGGGGTTAACCCGAACGGGAAAAACTGGATTGGCAAGAACTCGACTGCCGTTGCCGGTATCAGCCTGAACATTGAGAAAACGCCACAGCCATTGACTTTGTGGGGTATGGAAATTGGCTGGACGCTACCAGAGCTGGCATCGGCTCAACAGGTGGGGCGTCCAATTGACACTCAAAAATACGACGCCATGCAATTGAAATGGAATATGGACGTCGACGAGCAAGTGTATATCGGTGACGCCGAGCTAGAAATGACCGGGTTGCTTAATTTGCATCAAGTAACTCCTCGCGCGGCGGCTGCGGCGTGGACGAAAGCAACGTCCCCGGATGATATTGTTGCGGATATCAATATTTTGCTGACGGACGCCTGGCTGGCGTCAGGTTACGCGGTATGCCCGCGCAAAATCGGTTTAGCGCCGGAGCTGTTCGGTCTGTTAGTGAGCAAGAAGGTTTCAGAAGCGGGCAATATCTCTGTACTGGAGTATATCAAGATCAACACGATTGCTTTTCAGGAAAACGGGGAGCCGCTGGAAATTGTCTCCATGAAATGGGCTTCTAAGCGCGGTGCACGTGGTGCCCATCGTATCGTAGCGTACACCCAAGAAGAGAAATATATCCGCTTCCCTCTTGTTCCTCTGTTGAGCACGCCTCTAGAGCCTCGCGGTTTGTATCAGTTGACAACTTACTACGGGCGTCTGGGACAAGTCGAAGTGCCATATGCGAACACCATCGCTTATCTGGACATCCCTGTATCTTGATTAATGGCGGGTTAGTCCCGCTTACTGAGGTTGATATGAAACGATATATGGTTACAGGTAGTGTTACGCTAAGTTTTCCTGATGGCCGCGAGGTAGTGCTTTCGCCGGGTGTCCACGAGTACACTGATGATGTTGCAGAACACTGGGCTTTCACCTCCTATGCGCAAGCGTTGGACAATCCTATAGAGGAACAGGACGACAAAAAGGGGAGGGCCGGCAATGGCAAAAAACAGTCTTCTTCCGACAGTTGATCAATTCCGCACCGACTGTCCTGAGTTTTGCGACAAGACCCGCTACCCAGACGCCGCAATCAATTTCTATCTTAGCCAGGCTGATAGTCTGCTCGATCAAAACGTACACGGTGACCAGTTCGTCTATCTGGCTGAACTCTTCACAGCACATTACGTTGAATTGAGAGGGAAAGCTATCACGGGTGTGGCTATCAGTGGCAGCGTAAGCACTGCGGGTGGCGGCGTATTGACGTCGAAATCCGTAGACAAAGTTTCAATGAGTTACGACACGTCAGGGATTATCAACCCCGATGCCGGATTCTGGAATAACACGGCATACGGAAGAGAGTTCTTTTGGTGGTGGTCCATGTTCGGGGCTGGTGGGAGGCAACTGTTATGAAAAGCGGTCTGACAATCAAAGCTGACAATGCGGCTGCCATACTGGAATCCCTCAAAAAGCTGTCAGGTATGGATGTGCTGGTGGGTATCCCGGCCGAAAATGCCACACGTGAAGACGGGGAAACTCTGAACAATGCGGAAATTGGCTATCTACAGTCTACTGGGGCCGAGGTAGAGCTTAACGGACAAACGGTCACACTTCCGCCGCGCCCTTTCCTTGATGTAGGAATAGAGGATTCACGTGAGGTCACCACGGCACACCTGAAAGCCGCGGCAGAGCTGGCGTTGGAGGGTAAGCAAGATGCCGCTATCCGTGAACTGGAAAAAGCAGGACAAATTGCTCGCGATGCTGCCAAGAAAGTCATCGGTGACGGCGACAGGCTTCACCCCTTATCAGAAAAGACCATTCAGAATCGACGTGATCAGGGTATCCCCGGCGATAAGCCGCTGTACGCCCACGGCTATCTGTTGCGCTCTATCAACTATGTTGTGAGGGATAAAAATGCCACTTCTTGATGTGACTGATATTTTATTTGATCCCGATTTTTGCGATACGACACTGAAATATACCCGGCGTAAGGTCATGGTAGATGATGATGGGTTCGCGACTTCTGAAAAAACGACAAAAGGTTTTGCCGGGGTAGTGACCGTTGATAGTGCTCTTGAGGCCCAGATAAGAATGTCCGGGCAAGTCGTCAGCGGTAATATCCTGATCATCACCACAGAACGGCTGATATCCGGGGAAACGGATAAAACGGGCGATGTGGTGACATATCAAAACCGGGATTATCTGGTTAAATCGGTTGATCCTTATACGGCTTATGGCGCCGGTTTTGTTCAAGCCCATTGTGAGCTGTTACCGTTTGATGGAGGGATACCCATTGAGTGATAGCACCCAACCCGGCTGGCTCACCCCGGTATCGGCACCGGTCTATGACCGCGAGGTGGAACGAAAGTTATCGCGCTGGATAAGTGCAGTAAGTGGTTTACCGGGGAAAATGATGTTCCCGAAATGGCAACCGAATGACGAAACGCGCGTCTTTCCCAGTAATGATGCTGACTGGTGCGCGTTCGGTATCGTGTCGATGATTTCCGATGATACGCCCGCTTTCGTTAATCAGACGGATGAAAGTACCGAATTATGGCGACATGAGAAAATCGAATGTCTGGTTTCATTTTATGGCCCGGCAGGGCAGCACCATTGCACGCAATTCCGGGACGGGATCACCCTCAGTCAGAACAACGACGAATTAGGGCGTTTCGGTCTATCACTGAGCCACTACGGTCGTATTTTTGCTGCGCCTGAACTCATCAACAATCAATGGGTGCGTCGTTATGACATGACGATCACCCTGCGGCGGAAAGTCGTGCGTGAATACGGTGTTAAATCGCTGGTGGAAGCGCCAGTTAAATTCTTTGGAGATTAAATTATGCAGGGTTTACCTGTTTCAAATATCGTCAATGTCACGATAAACATGGCCCCGCGTGCCGCGCAATCCCGAAACTTTGGTTCCTTATTAATAGTGGGTGCCAGCAATGTGATTGATACCCATGAGCGTTTACGCTTGTATTCCGATATCGATGGCGTCGGGGCTGATTTTGGGCTGGATACACCAGAGTACCAGGCTGCGGCACTTTATTATTCCCAGTCACCGCGCCCGGTTGATCTGTATATTGGCCGATGGGTAAAAGATCAGGCGCTCGCTGTCTTAAGGGGCGCGATACTGACGAAGCAACAGCAAGCCATCAGCAACTTTACGGCTATCACAGATGGATCTTTTAAGTTAACGATTAACGGTAAAGAAGCGGTATACAGCGGCATTGATTTGAGTAAAGAGACCAATCTGAATGGTGTTGCCCAGCGGATAGCGGAAAAGCTGAAAGATTGCACAGTGACGTGGGATACCTCACGGTTTGTTGTGACGTTACAGACATCGGGTACGGTGGGTTATGTTTCATCAGCCAGTGCAGGGACTTATATCGGTGACCTGTTAAAACTGGATCAAGTCGCTGGCGCTACGGCTATCGAGCCGGCCAAAGCAGAAACCATTGCTGAGGCGGTGGCAACATTGGGAGCGGTGTCCAGCGGTTGGTACGGATTAGTTATCGCTGATGACACGCTGACGGATAAAGATATTTTGTCTGTGGCCGACTATATCGAATCCGCATCCGTTTCCCGTATTTATGGACATACCGCACAGAAAACAGCGGTATTGGAGGCTGATGTTGATACCGATATCGGATCACAACTGAAAGACGGAAACTATCAGCGTACCCTCTGGCAATACTCATCGGGTAAACCGTATACCGTGGCTTCTCTGATGGGGCGAATGTTTACCGTCAATTTCAATGGCAATAACACCACCATTACCCTGAAATTTAAACAGGAACCGGCTGTGACGGCGGAAAGCCTGACAGCAACCCAGGCCAACGCCCTGAAGAAGAAAAACGGCAATGTCTTTGTTAAATACAACAATGACACCGCCATTATTCAGGAAGGTGTTATGGCGAACGGGGATTTCATTGACGAGCGCCACGGCCTGGACTGGTTACAGAACTACGTTCAGAACAATCTTTATAACCTACTTTACACCAGCACCAGCAAGATCCCGCAAACTGACGCAGGCGTTACGCGCTTACTGACCAATGTTGAGCAATCACTTGGTCAGGCTGTTACTAATGGGCTGGTGGCCCCTGGAGTTTGGAACGGTGGGAACATTGGACAAATCCAACCGGGCGATACCTTAACTAAAGGCTATTACGTCTATGCGCCGCCCATTGCGACACAGGCACAAGCTGACAGGGAAGCCCGGAAAGCACCGGTTATCCAGTGCGCCATCAAATTAGCGGGGGCTGTTCATTATGCTGATGTCATTATTAATGTGGTTCGTTAAGGGGTAAACATGGCTACTTATTCATTTATGGATGTTTCGGCATCAATGACAGGGCCGACCGGGGTTATTGATCTCGGCTATGGTTCAGCGACGTCAGAAGAGGGTATCACGGTCACGATGACCGAAGCCAAAAACACCATGACCATTGGGGCCGATGGTGAGGGGATGCATTCATTGCACGCGGGCAAATCAGGCACCCTCACAGTGACTTTACTGAAAACTTCACCGACCAATAAAAAGTTGTCACTGGCGTATAACGCGCAATCGCAATCGTCAGGAACCTGGGGGAATAATGTCTTTCTGATACGTAACCGGGTATCCGGGGAGGTGACAACAGCGCGGGGCGGTGCTTTCCAGAAACAACCCGATTATACCAACGCTAAAGACGGTGGAACCGTTGCCTGGGCATTTGACTGTATCAAGATAGATCAAGTGTTAGGGGAGTTCTAACGATGGAATTTGAAATCAATAATATTCAATACCGTACGGCAAAGCTGAACGTCTTCGATCAGTTGAAAGTGTCACGTAAGTTATTGCCCGTTCTGGCTGGGCTGGTGTCTGATATTCGTGCGGTACAGACAATGGCGCAAGGCAATAATATGGAAGGCGCTTTAGAGAAGGCGCTGCCTAAGATTGCACAAGCCGTTTCTGATTTAAGTGACGAAGATTGCAATGCGATCCTCTATCCATGCTTATCAGTGGTATCGCGTCAGCACGGCAAAGGATGGACCGCGGTGTTTTCACAAGGGGTATTGCATTTCGATGACATTGACTTGCCAACCTTGTTGCAACTTGTCGCGAGAGTGATCGGGGACTCTTTGGGAAATTTTTTGCACGCACTCCCCGCACAAGAGACGCCAATCCCGCCAGCGGCTTAACACTCGATACTCTGCCTGATGGGGAAGATTATCTTATGCGCCCCGTCGATGCCGGATATATCCAATATCCTGATCTCTTAAGCGGCACCGTTGACCTGGCGGATATCGCCCGCATGAACGACTGGCTGGATTTAAAAGCCGATAACGAGGCCCGCATAGCACGCTGGAGAGAGGCAAATGAGCGGTAATGTTGACACAATTAAAGACTTCCTTATCAGTCTGGGGTTTGATGTAGACGAGAAAGGCCGGGGTAAATTTGACGCTGTGGTGAAAGGCGTCACTGCCAACGTGCTTAAGCTGGGTACCGCGGTTGAAGGGGCAGCACTGACTATTGTCGGTTTTACCACTAAAATCGCGAATGGTCTTGATAAGCTTTACTGGCAGTCGCAACGTACCGGGGCAACAGTCGCCGGCATCAAAGCGCTCAGTTATGCCGTTTCACAGATGGGCGGAAGTGCAGAAGCCGCACAAGGCGCACTGGAAAATATGGCGCGGTTTATGCGTAATAATCCCGGTGCGGAAGGGTGGCTTAATCGGCTCGGGGTGCAAACTCGCGATTCGTCGGGGCAGATGCGTGATGCTGCCAGTATACTTGCGAGTGTCGGCCAGAAACTGAGTAGTATGCCGTATTATCGGGCTAATCAGTACGCTCAGATGCTCGGTATTGATGAAAATACACTCATGGCGATGCGCCGTGGGTTAGCCAGTTTCACTGCCGATTATCAGATGATGTTGCAGAAAACCGGGTTCAATGCTGACAAAGCCGCGCAGCAAGCCAATAAATTCACTACCGCACTACATGGCTTTAACGCGTTATTGGGTATCCTCCGAGATAAAATTGGCGCAAATTTGGCTGGTGGTTTAGCAGGTTCCTTCGACTCGTTACGTCAGAAGATACTTGATAACTTCCCAAAAATTGAAGCCACACTCACAAAGATCATCAAAGGCATCTTATGGTTTGCTGATGTCTTTAGTCGCATGGTTTACCGAGTCGTACAGGGCGTCGGGGAAATTATCGGCTGGTGGAAAGGACTGGATGAAAGTAGCAAGATGCTGATTGCCATGTTCGGCGCGATTGTTGTCGCGTGGCGTCTTCTGAACAGCGCGTTCCTGATGTCACCCATCGGCATGATCACCGTGTTAATTGGTGCGCTTCTTCTGCTTTACGACGACTACAAGACCTGGAAAGAAGGTGGTAAGAGTCTAATCGACTGGAGCAAATGGGAAAAAGATATCGACCGCGCGGTGGATGCCTTCAAAACAATAGGGAAATGGATCAAGAAAGGTGTTGACGGTATCGGCGGCTGGAAAAATGCTTTCCTAATTCTGGGTGGCGTCGTTGCAACTACCTGGGCTGTGAAGATGCTCGCTGGATTCGCCAAGGTTTCTGCTGCACTAACCCCCTTGATGGCTCGTCTCGCTCCACTCTTGGGGCTGGTGGCATACGGTGGATATCTGTACAGTGATTGGGACAATATCAAACAAAGTGCAGCGACGTCGTGGGACTATAACACCCGGCAAATTAAAAGGGGGATCGGGGACTTTGGTCAATGGTTAGGTATAAACAATGACTGGGCTAGCAAACATCAGGGAGGCTTGCCAAATCCGGTCACGGCAGATATCCCTGGTATGCCCGGTGCACCGACTCCACCCCCTGCGCCTGAATACAAGGAGAGGGGCTTACGCAACAACAACCCCGGCAACTTGAATTTTGCGAAGCAACGAGGCGCTGCACTGGAGAGCCCCGGTGGACGTTTTGCCCGATTTGAAACGGCGTTTGACGGTTTGCGAGCGCTCTCACGACAGTTAACGTTGTATGCCTCGCGTGGACTGACAACGATACGCGGCATTATCACGAAATACGCGCCACCGGAGGAAAATGATACCGAAGACTACATTGCTGTTATATCTAAGTTGCTGGGTGTTGATCCGAACGCCCAATTAAATTTACGGGACCCACAAATGTTAACCGCGCTGATGAACGGCATCATCCAGCGCGAAAATGGTCGTAACCCATACAACAGTGAACTTATCAGCAAGGCGGCAATTGCCGGGAGTGGTGGCGTTCAGCAAACAACGAACATTACCGTTCATGGCGCAACGGATGCGAAAGCCACGGCGAATGAAATCGCGAGTCGGCAAAATGGGGTGAACGCACGGTTAATACAACAGGTGAGCTAATGGATATTTTATCAGCGATTTTTCAGCAACAAACCCGGTCGTTTGGCACTGAAAGCATGTTGCTTGTGCCGAGCGTCGTTATTGCTGAAAAGCACACAGACGCGCTTGAAATCACAGAGCACCCTGTCGAAATCGGCGCTGCGGTCAGCGACCATGCCTACAAAAAACCCTCTGAAATTGTGATGGAGCTGGGTTTCGCTGGTGGGGGTTCGCTTCTCGATTTTGTTGATACGTCAAAGATTGGCTTGAGCATGGGCTTAAGCCCGAAAGAGACCTATCAGAAGATCCTCAACCTTCAAGAGTTACGAGAGCCCTTTAATGTCATTACCGGCAAGCGCACTTACGAAAACATGCTGATTAAAGCGATTGAAGTCACTACGGACCGGCATAGTGAGAACGTGCTGTTATGTACGTTGACGTTACGTGAAGTGATTATTACATCAACTCAAAAAGTACAGGTCGCGGAAAAAGAGGTCATGAAAACCGGTGTAAACACATCAGCGGTTGAGAACTCAGGCACAAAAACATTAAAGCCGGTCAATGAGTCTGCTTTATCAGAAATAAAAGAAGGCGCCGTTAATGCATTTAAAAGTTATATAAAAGGAGGCGGCTGATGCAAGTATCAGAAATTCCGCTCACGGCGAACAATCAATTTTTTGCAATTAAGCTGGGAAATACCGATATCAAGATGCGCCTGATTTACCGGGATGCTGCGGGTTGGGTGATGGATATCCAGGATAAATCGGGGGTGGATCTGCTGGTGGGGGCACCACTCATACCGGGTGTGAACCTGCTTGAACAATATCCTTATCTTGGTATTAACGGCATGTTAGTTATTGCCAGTGATGCAGACAGCGCGGAATACCCGACAGACACAAATCTTGGGTTATCCAGCCATTTATATTTTGTACAACCATAAGGTAAAAATATGAGTCAGAATTGGTTACGTCATTTTGAATTAATGCTAGTAGACGATCAGGGGAAAGGGATAGTTCTGTCAGATTTTAAAGTGACCTTTAATATTGAGTGGTTCACTATTAGTAATCCGCGCGTTGCAACGTTAAAGATTTACAATCTGTCAAAAGATACCAGCAATCGGATACTGGGTAGCGAGTTTTCGAAGATAAAAATTATCGTTGGGTATGACGGAATAACCCCAACCGTTCCTGAAAGCGAAGTCGGTAAAGCCCGCACCGTTGAGCCGGGAACCACTGGACAGCGTGACGGCAAAAATTACGGGGAGATCTTTAGCGGAGATATTCGCTATACGATGACGGGTCGTGATAATCCCACTGATACCTACACTCAAATTCAGGCGTGTGACGGTAACGAAGCCTTTATTAATGCTTTCACCAATCAAACCCTGGCGGCAGGGTATACTCTGAATGATGTCTATAACCTTGCTTTGCGAAGCCTGGAACCTTACGGTATCACTGCGGGAGCTAAACCCAAAATGCCGGATACTGTCTTTCCTCGCGGAAAAATGTTTTTCGAAAAGACGCGATATGTATTAGACAATATCGCGCAGCAATGTAAGGCCAAATGGCAATTTGTGGACGGTAAAGTCGAAATGCTGACGGATGAAATGGCCGTGCATAATGTTGTGGTGTTAAACAGCCGGACAGGATTAATTGGTATGCCGCAACAGACCATTGGCGCGGGCGTTAACGTGAAGTGCTTAATTAATCCGAATATCCGGGTAAATGGGTTAATTCAGTTAGATGAAGGCTCGGTATATAGAACAGTGCTGCCTAATGACGCTATAAACAAATCAGGTGATGAGCAGCAAAAAGATAATAAACAACAACGGGAAGGTAAACTCGTAGAAAAAAATGATAACGGGAACCTTTACGTCAGCGGCGTGTCTAATCCTCCAGCGAGTATAGCTACTGACGGTGTATATATCGTCAGGGGCATTATGTATACTGGTGATACTCGCGGCAATGCATGGTACCAAGAAATGATGTGTGAGGCGCGTGGGGCTGCGGATTTATATTCTGCTTCTGCACAACAAAGGGTTTATTCATGAGACATTGTTTTGTAAAGATAAGCCAGTTAGCGGTTATGCTTGGGCTTTTGATAAGTGGTTCAGCTTTAGCTGACCTGCAATGTGGTGGGTATACGCTCCATGCGGGTAGTGATGGCTGGACGAGAGTAAACGGTGAAAAAGTTACGTCTCAGAAAATTAAATTTCTGAAAGAAAAAAATGACTGGGATCAGATAAAAACAGACATGGGTCTCATGCCTGCCCGCGACGGTAACATGTACGGCTTCCAGTTTATCAAACGGAACGGCAAAGCGTGGTTGAATGTTCAACTATTACAAAACGCGATGGACGCACCGAAGATCATCGGCTCGTTTCCGTGTAAGAAAGTGGCGGATTAATCCGATGTATCAGCTGTGAAACAGCGGCAAGAACACACAAGAGGTCTGAATGAGTTCAGAGAAAATAGCTTTCATTTTTCCCGCTACAAAAGATGCCAGAGATAGGGAAGAGCCGATCCTTAATTTTCGATGTCCAGCGTTGCCCGTTGAAACGAAAATCATTATTGCTGCCGCTTTTGTTGGGCTTCACCAATCTAAAGACTATCTAATTTCTATCGATATTACTGACAGCAACGGCACAACAATTCTACATGGTCGGACAGAAGATATACCCGCAAAGGTATCAGTAACCGCTAATGATCCCGATGCAGAACCAACAGACGTGCCGGGTTTTTTGAGTGCTTCGGTTTCGATTAGGGTGATAAATGCTGGGATTTATGTAATAAAATGTTCTATAGCTCGCGCTGATACGCCTGACGAGACTATTCATAAATCAGAAGCCCGCTTTAGAATGGTTTCATCGGAGGCGCATAATGGGTAGTGAAGATTCTGTCATTGATGGCATGCGATTTTCTGATGGCCGGTGGTCATATACCGATACGCCATCAAGTAGACATTCACTTGATAATGGTTCATCATTCAAACAGGGTGGCGGAAACGGTGGAGGTGATGGCATGTTGGAAGCTCGTGTTGCGAGACTTGAGTCTGATGTTGAGCATATCAAAAAGTCTATAGACGAGATTAAATTGGATTTCAGGGACGCGAAAAAAGATATATCTGCAACAGCTAAAAAGATAGCAGAAATGGAACCCTCCTTGCTGGGGAAGATTCAATCCACTGAATTATCATTAAACAATAGGATTCAGTCAGTTGAATCATCGTTGAACAACAAAATTCAATCGGTTGAATCCACGTTAAGCAATAAAGTTCAATCAGTTGAACTATCGTTATCTGAAAAAATTAGCAGTGTAGACAAACGGATAGACGGCACTAAGGTTTGGTTTCTAAGTATACTGGTATTCTCAATTGCCATGCCTATCATCATGTTTTTACTTAATCTCTACCTTAAGAAATAACCATTTAAACCTATTTGCCATCTAACAATTAAGCCGCTTAACTGCGGTTTTTTTTATGGAGTTTCCCCCATGCCAGTATCAACTGAATCCAGAACCGGCGATTTATCAGAAACGCTGAAAGCCATAAATCATGCTCTCTCTTCTCAGCTTAGAGTTGCCATGCCGGGTATCATCCAATCGTTTAATGCTGAGGCGGCAACGTGTGTTGTTCAGCCTGCAATTAAAAGTGGTATTGCTGATCCTGAGGGGAAAGCTACCTCGGTATCCTTGCCGTTGTTAGTCGATGTACCTGTTATATTTCCAAGAGGCGGAGGTGTGACGTTAACGTTCCCGGTAAAAGCGGGTGATGAATGCCTGGTTATATTTGCTGATCGCTGCATTGATTTCTGGTGGCAATCTGGTGGCGTACAAGAACCGGCAGACCAGCGGCAACATGATTTATCTGATGCCTTTGCTATTGTTGGACCGCAATCACAGTCAAAGAGAATATCGGGCATCAGCACAAACACCGCTCAGTTGAGAAGTGATGATGGCGCAGCGTATATCGAACTCGATCCCGGCAGTCATAATGTCACGGTTGTTACACCTGCAAAACTTATTGCAACTGCCAATGGCGGTACTGAAATCACCTCACCTGAAATCACCCTGAACGGTAACGTCACCATTAACGGCAACTTATCGCAGGGGATGGGTGCGGGTGGCGGAACGGCAACGATGCAAGGTCCGGTCACCGTGAATAATGATGTGATAGCGGGTGGCATAAGCCTGAAAAACCATGTCCATAGTGGCGTGCAATCGGGCGGCAGCAAGACGGGAGGTCCCCAGTGAGATATCGACGTGAAGACGAGAACGGCGATTACAGTTTCGGACAGGGGGATAATACGTTTCTGACGAATTCGCCCGAAGCCGTTGCGCTGGCAGTAAAAACCCGGCTTGCACTATGGCGTGGGGATTGGTTTCTAGATATGAAAGAGGGTACACCCTATGTTCAGTCAGTGCTCGGAAAACAGCGATCTGATGTTTATATCCTTGCTGTTCGGGACCGTATCCTAAAAACCAAAGGTGTTAAATCCATCATTTCTTTCGATACACGCAATGACGGCACGACACGCCGCCTCACATTCACCGCCACTATTGACACCCTCTACGGACAAATCACGGTAACAAGCGAGGCATAATGTTAAATCTAGATACGTTAAGGCTGGCCGCAACTGTGACAGCTTCAGGCATCAGTGCGCCTGATTACCAGACCATTCTGAATAAAATTACGGAATTTGCTCGTCAGATATACGGTACCGATGCTTACTTGGAACCCGATAGCAAAGACGGGCAGATGCTAGCAATTTACGCGTTAGCAATACACGATGCGAATAATGCCGTCATAGCGGCTTATAACTCGTTTAGTCCGGCAACAGCAACCGGCGCAGCGCTGTCTAACAACGTCAAAATCAATGGGATAGCGCGGCATACTTCTACTTATTCAACTGTTGATGTCAAATTAATTGGTGCTGTCGGTACTACGGTAAAAAATGGCATTGTGCGAGACAAACAAGGTTATGCCTGGACTCTTCCTGATACGGTTTCGATAGGTCTGCATGGGTACGTAATAGCAACAGCGACTTGTCAGACTAAAGGTAAGATAACCGCATTGCCGGGAGACGTTACTATCATCGGAACCCCGACGCAGGGCTGGCAAAGCGTAACTAATTTAGCCGCAGCAGCTACAGGCCAGCCCATCGAATTGGATGCCGCCTTGCGAGAACGGCAACGTAAATCTGTAGCGCTGCCATCTCGGACTGTGTTAGACGGAATTCAGGGCGCCATCAGCTTGATACCGGGTGTCGTTCGTCGGCGTGGGTTTGAGAATGACACTAATGTGACGGACAACAACGGCATTCCGCCGCATTCGATTGCAATGATAGTTGATGGTGGTGATGCGAAACTGATAGCGAAGACCATAGAGACAAAGAAAGGACCGGGAGCAGGAACCTTTGGCGATACTGAAATTAAGATAGCCGATAGCTATGGCATTCTGCACCCGATTCACTTTTCACGCCCGAAAGACGTGCCGGTATTCGTTGAGATAACCTTGACGGCATTTGAGGGATATACAACGCTGGTAGGCGATAGAATTCGTGCAGCAATCGCAAGTTATATCGATGCTCAGTTAATTGGTGATAACGTTTATTTAAGCCGTTTATTTTCTCCCGCTAATTTACATGATGAAGAGGGTTTAACTTATGACATTTTTGAAATTCAAATAGGCAGGTCAGAGGATGAGGTATCACCGAGCAATTTAATTGTTGTATTTGATGAAGCGGTTACATGTAAGCCAGAGCATATTAAGCTAATCGCGAGGTGACGATGAGAGATTATTTATCACTGATTACCCCTCAGCATAGAACGGCAAATAAATTTGTTACTCACATCGATTTCATTACCCGGCCACTATCTAATATTGCTACTGTTGCAGGTTTTTTGAATACCCAATTCTCAATTGATGAGGCGGTTGGGGTTCAACTAGACGCAGTAGGAGAGTGGATTGGCATATCTCGGTATGTCAAAACGCCGATTGTCGGGGTGTATTTTGCGCTCGATACGGAAGGCGTGGGGCTAGATGAAGGGAGCTGGAAACGGCAATATGACTCTGATTCCGGCTTTACAGAGCTTGATGATGAAACTTACCGAACCATATTGCGCACAAAAATTCGAGCGAATCACTGGGATGGTACGAATGAAATGCTAGCTGAGATTTATCAGGGAGTAATTCCCGACGAATCTGTATTAATATTTTTCGTTGATAACCAAGACATGACGATGGATGTTTATGTTACTGGCGGTGTCGTGCCAGAAGTTGTTAAAGCGGTTATTCAGCAAGGATATTTAAATATTAAACCCGGAGCAGTCAGAGTTAATAATTATACCAATTCAGAAAATAGAGGAGTTATTTTCGGATTTGATTCAGACAGTAAATATATTGCCGGTTTTGATACTGGTTGTTGGTCCATTCTATTAAATTAAGAGTAAAATAAATGGCTAAGAATGAATTTCTAACCTTTGGTATGGCCGAAGGCGCTAACGTATTGTCAAATGACGAGTACGCAGCGTTAGCAGCGAGAGTAAATGGGTTTAGTGCGGGCGTTGCAAAGTCCCGCGAATTAAATAAAGCCTGGCGGCAATCATCTATTATTACGCATATTCTTGCTGATTTTATCGCAAAAGAATCTGGCAATGATGTTCTGGATAATGGGAATATCGACGCTCTGAAAAGTAATTTGGCATTAGCAATTAAAAATGCCCTGCCGGAAGTCCGTGACGCCACACTCACAGAAAAAGGCATAATACAATTAAGTAACGCTACAGATAGCACCAGTGAAAGGCTTGCTGCTACTCCTAGGGCCGTAAAATACGCTTATGACTTAGCAAATACGGCAAACAATAACGCCAACACCAAGTTATCAAAATCCCAAAACGGCGCGGATATCCCAGACAAGAATGCGTTTGTGAAAAACTTGGGTTTAGTGGAAACGGTGAATAAGGCGAATAATGCGTATCCAAAATCTGGTGGTATTGTAAACGGGTATGTGGATGCCACTGGATATATTTCCGGTAAGGGTGTGTATGAAGCACCCGGTATTCGGGTATATAGT